TCATGCGCGCACCCCGCCGGTCTGCTTGAGGAAGTTGGCCAGCATCTCGTGGCCCTGTTCCGAGAGGATCGATTCGGGGTGGAACTGCACGCCTTCGACGTTCAGCGTCTTGTGGCGCAGGCCCATGATCTCGTCGACCGAGCCGTCTTCCAGCGCCGTCCAGGCGGTGATTTCCAGGCAGTCGGGCAGCGTCTCGCGCTTGACCACCAGGGAGTGATAGCGGGTCTGCGTCAGCGGGTTGTTCAGGCCGGCGAATACACCCTGGTCCTTGTGGAACACCGGGCTGACCTTGCCATGCATGACCTGGCGGGCGCGCACCACGTCGCCGCCGAAGGCCTGGCCGATGGACTGGTGGCCCAGGCATACGCCCAGCAGCGGCAGCTTGCCGGCGAAGCGTTCGATCACCTCCAGGGAAACACCCGCTTCGTTCGGCGTGCACGGACCGGGGGACAGGACGATGCGCTCGGGATTGAGCGCGGCGATCTGGTCGACGCTCAGTTCGTCATTGCGGACGACGTGGATGTCGGCCTTCAACTCGGCGAAGTACTGCACCAGGTTGTAGGTGAAGGAATCGTAGTTATCGATCATCAGCAGCATGTCTGCTCGAACCTCATGATTGCACTGCTTTCGGATCGCGCCATCGTCGACACCCGTTGCGGCCTCGTAGGCTGCGCGAATCTGGCAATTATGCCAGCGGATGAGAGAAATGGACGCGTAAGAAGAGACCGGCGCTATGCCGGGAAAGAAGGAATCAGGCGCGCCAGCGCCAACGGGCGAATGCCTTGAGGAGGGAGGTGATGATGCGGCTGCGGTGGATCACGGTTGCGGTCTCGCCTAGCGATGGCCGAACAGTAGCCCAAGGCCGGGCGCCAGCGCAATACGCTGGGCGCCCTTGCCGACGAAGGTAGGAAGGTTCAGCGGCACGCATCCAGCGCGGCACGCAAACGGATTTCGTAGGCGAGATGCTGCTGCCGCTCGGCCAGCAGCGCGCGCACCTTGGTTTGCAGATCGTCCGCCGGGCGCAACTCGGCGGTGGCAAAGCGAGGCGTTTCGACGGCCGGCGCGCGACACGGAACCGGCACCGGAATACGCACCTCCAGCGGTACCGGAGCGGTGGAAGTGCAGCCTGCCAGGAGCAGCACGGAGAGCCCCCACAGCGGCTTCATGGCAACAACGCCCGGTCGAGCAACTGACGAACCACCGCACACTCTTCGCCGTCACTGCGCTCCAGCAGCAACCGGCTGGCAGCCGCTTCATGGTTCTGCGCCTGTTCGCGGGCCAAGGTCAGCGCGCGCTCGGCGGAGTCCGCGCGCTGGCGGGCAGCCTGTTCCAGTGCTTCGACCTGGACGTTCTGCTGCGCCAGCTTCGACTCCAGTGCCTTGCCGGCGTCGCTGCAACGCGCCTGCTGCAGACGCAGGCTCTCCAGTTGACCGCCATAAAAGCGCGCGCTCAGCCAGCCGCCAAGCACGCCGCCCAGCAGAAAGCCGGCCATGCCCAGCACCAGCCAGAAACGGTTCATTCCAGCACCGCCTGCGCCCGCCGCCAAAGCTGCACACGCTCCTCAAGGCCATTCAACCCACCATTGATGCGCCGGGTGATGTCTTCGAAGCGTGCCGCATCGGCCAGCTCATTGAGCCCGTTGCACTGCCACCACCACGCCGCGGTGCGGCACGCCCAGCGCGGCTCCGCCAGCAGCTGCGGGCGGGCCACAAAGGGTTGCGCCAGCCCTTCACCGACGGAGCGGTAGTTGCTCCTCCCAGTCACCTGCAGCAGACCGCGACCGCGAAAGCGCCAACCATCACCGGAGGCTTCATCGCCATTGCCATTGCGCCCGGCGTAGACAAGATTGGCGATGCGTTCCGGCTGGTACGCCACCTCCCGCGCCAGCGCCGTGGGCGAGCCATCGGCACTGCGAAAGCGTCGCGGCCAGACAGCGGCCAGACGCTGAGCGCTGTAAGTCAGGCTTTCCACGCAGCGGGTCAGATGGGCACTTTCATGGCCGACCTGGGCGATGAAGGCAGCAACACGCGGCGGCGTGTCGATTCCGAATTCCCCCATGGCGGCGTCGAGTGCAGGAAGAAAAACGCCCGCGACAGGGCGGGCGTTGGGCAGGATCAGCAGGAGCTGACGTTCATCGATGAGCATGTCAACCGCCCTCCCCGGCCAGGGCCTTGCCATCGTTACCGCCATTGCACTGCACGATGGTGGTCCAGCCGGTTGCCTCGTAGTGCTGGGTGACGGTATCGACCAGATAAGCGCCGTCCACCCCGGTCTTGAACCCGACCAGCTCGACCCTGCATTCGGCGAACAGATCGGTGCGTCCCGGCAGTTGCAAGCGCACACCGGCAGTCTGCCGGTTGAAGTCCGCCAGGCGCGACCTGGCCAATTGCTTCGCCGCCGCCTCGTTGGCCTGGACATGACGCTCGACGTACGCGGCCTGCACCCTCTTCGGCGCGTTCGGATTGGCTACCGTTACCGTCCGCAGGACGCCATCGGCCCCCTGGTAAGGCACGCTCACCTGCGCGACCACCTTGCGATCGTCCAGGGTGAAGCTGAAGGAGCTGACGTCTTCGCGCTTGAGCAGAACCGTGTCCAGCGGCTGCCCCGACGCGCTGCGGCCAGCCTGGCGCGGTATGACCAACAGCTTCATTTCGGCGATCTTCGCCGTGCAGTCGTACTGCCGCGCCAAGCGGGTGATGAAGTGATAGTCGGACTCGTTAATCTGGTCCGCACGGACGATCCGCGTCTTCACCTCGCACTCGCCGGTCCAGCCGTTGCGGCCGGCGATGCGCTCGACTATTTCGGCCAGCGTCACGTTCTCCCAGCTGTCGCTGCGAATGGATTTTGCGACGTTGCGCGAGTCCGCAGACTTGGCCTTGACCACCAGAGTATCCGGCGCGCCGCTGAAGGTAATGGTATCGACCTTGTAGCGGCCCATCGGTGCCACGCCCGTTTCCCTGTAGCCAAGGTACAACGCCAGCTCCGCGCCACGTCGAGGCAATGCCACGGCACCGGCGCGGTCGTCAAGCGTGAGCGAAAGCGTGTCCGACTCCAGACCTTGTTTATCGGTCACCACCAGGTCGAGCACGCGGTCGTTGACCTGGGCCGTGATGTCGCGCCCGTCGGCGACGATGCGAAAGACTGGTTTCATGGGGCACCCGAATGAAAAAGCCCCGCGCTTGCAGGGCCTGGATGGAACAGCTGAATCAATCCCACAGGCGGACCTGCGGGTTATCCGGCGCTGCCAGGTCGGGCATGCGGATCAGAACGCCCGCACGCAGCGGTTGTGGCTCATCGGCCAGGCCCGGGTTGGCATTCAGCACCGATTCCATGCAGCCCTTGAGATGGCCATAACGTCGGTAGCAGAGCTGATCCAGCACGTCGCCATTACTGCTGCGATAGATTGTTGTCGTCGCCATAGCGGCTGAACTCCAGTTCGAGGGTCTGCTGGCGGGGCGCGCCATCGGTGAACAGGGCCGTCTGGGTCTCGGCAACCCGAATCAGGCACCAGTTACCGAGAGAGTCGCCGGAGCCTGCGATCAGGCTCACCGGCTTCGCTTCCAGAGCGATCTTGCGCAGCGTGTCAGGGTTGTCCATCCCAACCCGCTTGCCCGATACACGAGCAAGCCCCGGGATGACAGCAGCCTTGAGCAGCAGTGTTTCCGCACCCACGCCAACACTCTGTTGTGCCCCTCGCCGCCCCAATCGCACCTGCTCCTTCCAGGAAAACAGGCTGGTGCGAGTCGCCGATTCGAAGGGCACCGTGTCGATGTTGAAGAAGAACTGCGTCTGCGAGTCCAGGACCGTCATGATCAACAGATGTTGCTGCGGGATGACGCAACTGAAATCACCGGACGATAGCCTGGGCGCCAGCACCGAAGTGGGCAGCGCCAGGCCCAGAGATTCGCCGACCTTACCGACCACCTTGTCCACCGCCTTCCTGGCCCGAGCGACCTGCTCGCCCAGCCCCTGCATGCGCTCATCGATGCCCTTCAGGGCTCGCGTCGCGCTGCTATAGGTGTTGACCACCTTGTTGACCTTCACCTGCGCCCGTTCGATGCTCTGCATCGTGCGCTGCACCTTGCCCGCCATCTCCGGAGAAACACCCGGCAAGCCCTCCAGCTCACCCGCCGCACCACGGATTTCGCTGACAGCGCCATTCACCGGCGCAATCACCTCGTCCAAGTCGCGGCGGCCATCCTCCGCGGCCTGGGCAAGCCGAGACAGGCTGCTCTGCATCTGTTCCCAATACGCCATATCGCCTCCTTAAACCACGGCCATGTCGAACAACGCGTCGCGCCGTCGCTCGAGGGAGAAGTCCGCCAGCATGCGCTGCAGCCGCGGCAGCAGTTCGTTGGCCAATTGACCGGGATCGCTGACATTGCCGGCGACATTGATGCTGATCTGTGGGGAGAACGTCCAGTTCTGCGCCTGGCCTGGGGCCAAGGCACCGCTGACAGAGCCGGGAGCGCGCGTTGCTGTTTGCACCGGTGTTTGCTCCGCATCGCGGGATGTGCCCGATTTTGCCGCCGCCCCGTTGTCGCCAGCATCCTGGCTAGCCAGGATGCCGAGGGTGGCTCCGATCAGACTGCCCACCGGGGAAAACATCAAGGCGGCGAGCATTCCTCCACCCACGACGCTACCGACCGAGGGTGCCGCCGTCGGAGAATCTGCCGGCGCACCAACGGCCTCGCCCACCGCACGCCAACGTTCAAGCAACGACTCTTTGGGAGAGACAGGGCTGATCTGAACAAGCGTCTGCTGCTGCAGAGTCTGGCTCAGAGCCTGCCCCAGCGATGGCAGGCGCCCTGTCGCCGAGGCACTGGGCGACGGCTTCTCCCCCGTTAGCCGCTCCCGAAAATAATCGATCAAGGCTCCAGGAGATCGCAGCGGACCGAGATCCAGCGAACGAATGCCCTGCGCTTGTCTTTCATAACCCAACCCCGCAGCAAAGTCGGCAACCATGTCCTGCGCCAGACCGAACTGAAGCGTTGCCAGAGCCATCCGCGCGCCATCCAGAGAGGCTGCCCGAGTCAAACCTGTGGCAACGCCCGTGACCGCCGGCAACCCCGCATCCATTGTCCTCAGGATTACGCTCCCGCCGGCCTGGAGCGTGCCGCCCAGGGCATTCTCCGCAGCATTGCGCTGCCCCTGCACGGTATTGCGTCGAGCATCGACTGAGCTCTGCAATTCCGCGCTCGGATCGACCAGCATCTGCTCGGGACGCTGCAGAACCTGCCTCCAGGAACGTACGTCCTGCCCAGCGTCCAATCGGCGGACCAGCTGCTCGACGGACACGCCTTCCTGCCGGGCACGCCAGGAGATCACACCCAGGCCCCGCTCCACTTCCGCCGCATCGCCGTTGCCCTGCTGCTGGATATTCGTGACAAGGCCCACCACAGCTTCAGTTGTCAGTGCCTTGCCGTACTGAAGCTTTGTCGCCGCTGGCAGATATTGCAGGCTCCTCTCAAGCGTGAGTCCGGCATTCATCATCACTCGGACCATGTCCAGCGCAGCGCTGGAATCCACGCCGCTACCTCTGGCAGCTGCTTCGACCTGTTTCGCCACCAGAGTCTCGGATGCCTTGCCCGGCACCAGTCCTCCCCGGACGGCAATTTCCTGAATGCGCTGCTCGTACTGGAGCGCATTGCGAAGTCCGAATACCGCGGCCTCCCTGGTACCGGAAAAGGCCTCGGGAATCGCGGATTCTTTCTTGGACCATTCGTACGCTACGGAAGGCAAGGCAATTGCGGTACTGCCGAGCGGTCCCGCGGCGGGTCGCGCCGCTATGGTTCCCGGTTGACGAAGCAGCGTGGCAATTTCTCGGAGGGCACCAAGTGTCTGCTGAGCCAGCTCGTTCCCGCTTTGCGCCCCGTCACGCCACGATTGATGCAGATCCAGGCTCGGCGGTGCGCCGCCTGCTCGCTCCGTGGCACGACCAGCGCGTGCACTCTCCAGGCGCAGCAAGGCATCGGCGACGGCCAGACCGAGCGAGTCCTTCAGCGTCTCGCCAAGCGACCGCCCTAGTGCCTCCCCCAAATCGGGGCCGAGGACTAACGTAACCCTTGGGCTTTCACTCATGTTCATTTCACTCCCCTCTGACCACAGGAGGCACCGGAGCACGATGCCTCCGTACGAGCGAACTAGCCCGCCTGGTCCCCCAGCCACCAACGCAGGTCGTTGAGGGTCATGCTCTCCAGTTCGCCGGCCGTGAAGCCCGACTCAGTCGCCAATCGCCGCGCCAGCTGGCGCATCAGCGCAAAGCTCATCGCCGTCGTCTCGCACCAGGCGAAAGTAGGCGTGCTGCAGGCGCTGGTAGTCGCTTAGCTTCAGGCCCTCCAGGTCCTGGCGGCTGACCTGCGCCAGCGAGGCGAACAGCTGCAGCTCACGCTCTTCGTCGTCGCTGGCGACCTTGCTGGCCAGGCGGATGTCGCGCACCGTCGGCGCGCGCAGGGTAAGGGCATCGACCTCGACGCCATTGCAGGACGTCGGGCGGGACAGCCTCACCACCGCCGCGTCTTCGGACAGGCTCAGCCACGCGGGCTGTTTGACGGAGTCTTGCATCAGGCTTCTCCTCAGACGCCCAGGTCAGCACGTAGCGCAGCGAGCTGGTCGACGCCGTTGATCTTGCGAACGGAGTTGACCGGGTCGATCTCGAACATCTCGCGGCCCTCGATTTCCAGCTTGTAGTAGGTGACCGCCACGCTATAGGTACAGGCAGCCAGTTCGTTGGCCTTCCACTCGCCCGGATCGACCTCCTTCAGCAGGCCGCGAACGGTGGCGACCACCGGCACGGTGCCGCCCTTCTGGGTCTTGAAGGCGCCACGGAAGGTGCCGTTGAAGGAACCCTGGTCGCTCAGGCCGAAGAACTTCATGGCCTCGCGGCGCGCACCGTTGGTGGTGAACTTGGCCTCCAGCGCCTCCAGCCCCATGTCGAGCAGGACCGGAGCGTCCATGCCACCGGCACGGTACTCCTGGGTCTTGACCTTGAGGGCCGGCAGGGTGAGGGACGGTACGTCACCGGCGAAGCTGACGCCGTCGACGAAGAGGTTGGTGTTGGTGAGGATCTGCGGAATCATCTGGGGTTCTCCTTAAGCTGCGTCCAGGACTTCGGTGAGCCACTGATCGGTCACCTCGACGCGGAAGTTGGGGTTCTCGGCAGGCGGTACGTCGGTGAAGCGGATGTTCCAGTACACCTTGCCCTGGGCCAGTTGGCTGGCGGTGTTGAGTTCCGGGTCGGCGTAGACCTCGAAGTCGATCACCGCACCCTGGTTCTTCAGGTCGCGCATGAAGGCCTGCAGGCCCTCGGTGACGTCCTTCACGTAGGTCTTGGTGATGCCGCGGTCGACCGCCCACTTGTGCCCGGCAAGGATCGCGTCCATCACCATGTCCATGGTCCGCACGCGGGTCACGAAGGCCCACTTGGCATCGCTGGAGAGGGTGCGGTTGCCCCACAGGCGGTAGCCGTCGTCGCGGATGATGGTGGTGATGTTGGCGTTGTTGAGCAGGTTGGCGCGGCAGGTCTCGTCGCCGTCGAGGAACTCGATGGGGCGCCCGGTGCCGGTGATGCCGAGCAGTTCCTTGTTCGACGGCGAGGACCAGAAGCCGTACTGGCTGTCGGTCCAGGCGAACAGCGCGGCGGCGTTGGCCGAGGCCGGCGCATCGACGGTGGCGCTGCTGGCGATATCCCAGTACTGCACGCCCGGATCGACCAGGTAGATACGCTTGCTGCCGAACTCTTCGGCGTAGGCGAGCGCTGCCTCGTCGGTGGTGTTCGGGCCATCGACGATGGCGATGGCGCGCAGCTTCTCGGCCAACGCGCCCATGGCGGTGGCCACCGCCTGGGTGGCGGAGTGCTTCGGCGCGATCAGCAGGCGCGGCTGGGCATTGAAGCGCGACTTGCCGTCGAGCAACGCCTGCAGGCCGGTACGCTGGCCGGCTTCGGTAACGCTGCCGATGATCGAGGACGTCTGCTGTGCGGCATCTTCGAGCTTGGCCACACCTACCGCGACGACAACCGCGGCGGACTGGGTGAAGATGGCGGTACAGGATTTGTAGATCGCCGACGCAGTGCCGAACGCGGCCGCCGCTTCACGCAGGCTGGTTAGCAGCACCGGCACATCGGCCTGCGCAGTCAGCTTGCTGTCGGGGGTGAAGGTATCCACCAGGCCGATGATCGAGGACGACGGCAGCGCAATGGTGCGCGCACCGATGTCGACATTGGTCACGGTGACGCCGTGAAAGAAGCTCATAGGTTTTCTCCAGACATAAAAAAACCGCCGGGAGGCGGTTGGGTGGTTTGCCCGGGCCACAGCGTGTGGCGGGCGGAGTTACAGCGGTTGAGTCAGGCAGGCCAGCCTTCGGAGAGCATGGACTCGATGAAGGTGCCAGCCTCCAGGTGGGCGAGAAGTTCGGCCTCACGGTCGAAGCATGCTTGAACATGTGAGCGCACGGTCTTGCTGATGGATAGCGAAGACTCTTGGTTAACTTGAATGAATCCGTCAGATGTCTTCCAACAGCAGCAAAAGGAGTGGTCCTGCATTGCTGCGAGTGCCAATTCGGCCAGCGCCGTACGAGCCTCGCGAGCGGTGTCGATTCGGAGCCCCTTCCACTGGGTACCACTGACTTCTCGATCGTAACGATGGGCGGCGATCTTAAGCGCAAAGAACTCTTTGCGCCGGCCAGCCCAGGGATCGATCAGGCGCGGCACACCGTCTTCATCAGCGACAATTTTCATTCCCGAACTCTGTCCAGCCAATAACGCACGGTACTCATCATCTGTGATTGGCATTGCGTCGGAAGGTATCGAGTCGCCATGTACGTCTGGTGCAAAAAATCCATTGACGCTAGCGCTGAAGAACATCGTCATTTCCTCATCAGTAACCAATGGTCAGCCAGTCCACAGCGTTGGTACCAAGCCCTGTGCCCTTGCCCACGTAAACACTTCCCCAGCCGACAGTGAACAATCCGAAAACTGCGCTGTTTGCGCCATTAGTGTCTGCTGAGCGAGGAACCGCATACGCATGCAGGCAAGCGTTTGGATACGTCAACGGCCAAGTAATAGTTGCCGTCCCGTTGGCCGCGGGATTGATGCTGCCCCACTGAATCAAGAGGCCAGATGCCAGGCGTTGATAGCCAGCTTCTGTGAGTTGCGAAAGCCCAGCACCGGAATAGCTCACCCATTGGCTACCCATCTTGCAGAACTGCTTGATGCCCTGGCCGCTGATGGCCTTGGTCTCCGAACCAGGCCCCGCGATGGTGCCGGCAAGCGTCAAGGCAAAACTCTGCGAAGCGTTGAAAACACTCAAGGTTGCCCCATCGGGGAATGAAGACGGACTGGGCAGCGTCACCGTGGCATTGGCAGTCAAGGAAAAGCTCGCAATCTTCCCGATATCCGCGGCCGAGAGTGTCTGGCTGGTCGAATAGCTGTTTACTCCCGCGAAGCTTCCCAGCGCCCGCTGCACGAATGCCGTGGTCGCGATGGAGTTATCATTTCCAAACTGCACGGAAGTCGGCGCCGTTGGATTACCCATCAACGCGGTATCCACATAATCCAGCTCTGGCGAATATACATCGACGGAGTTGCAGACCAGGATCCGTTGCCGTCCCTGCGTCACAGACCATCCATTACCTGCTGCCGTCTTGATCGTCAGTTTGAACGCACCGCTGGTGCGGTTATGAATGACCCACTGCCGGTAGACATTCGGAACGATTACATTGATGTTCGCGGTAAGCGCGCCAGTGAAGGTCAGCATGCCGTAGCCAACTTCATCTGCCGTCAGCGTCACATCAACTCCACCGGCAACGGACTTGTTCATATTGCCGGCAGTCAAGTTTCGGACATAAGCAGTAGTGGCCAACTGAGTGGATTGATTGCCCTGAACGGGTGTCGGAGCAGTAGGGGAACCGGTGAACGCTGGACTATCTGTAGCGGCAACTTCCTTCCACGCTCCCCAATTAGGAGAAGCAGGCGTCCCCGTACCAAACGCCGTCCGCATGTAGCGACGGTTGTTCTGAACGTTATGAACGACTTGCACCCCATTGAACTGGCCGGCAGAAACTGCGTCGCGGAGATAGAACTCCACGATGTTGTGCGTGGAAACGGGGCCGGGATAGTCAGCCGTCGTCGCAATGGTTCGCCAGACCCCGGTTGTCACACCGGTGCAGTCATTCAGCGAAGTACCCGGCCAACTTGGCTGATTGGTAGATAGACCGAGGCCAACGCTTGCCAGTGCCGTGGAAACCGCCCCAGTCGTGCTGAGTTCCTGCCACCCTTGCCAACTATTGATTCGACGTCGGAAGAAGAGCCGATCGGAGTTGTACGGCGAGTACATTTGAAAACCGGCCGCTCCGTAAACCTTGTGCAGTACCGAGCCTGGAAGTGTCAGCGGAAGGCCACCGGTATTCGCCTGTACGTTGTAGAACCCAGCCAACACAGTCACGTCGTCAGCATCCGTCATGGTTGGACCGACCGAAGTCATACGCCAGCCCGCCAAAGCGAGCTGGTTCGAGACGAAAGCAGTCGTGGCAATGCTGGTGTCGCTGGACGTCGCAGCCGGCGTAGGTGCGGTTGGACTACCAGCAAAGGTGGGCGAGAGCAGTCGCGCCAACCCATCGGTGATATCGCGGAAAGTCAGGGCAGTGGTTCCGATAACGATAGGTGCATCAGTAATCAACTGCCAGACAGTGTCTGCATTCTGGGTACCACTCTCGACAGGTACCGTCAGGCTTGGCGTCACATCGGCGTTTTCGTCGGCGTCGGCGCTGCGCGCCCAGCCGCCGGTCGCAGCAATGTAGATGCCGTTCTGGCTTGCGTTGTTCTGGTTCTTCACCAGAACACGGTCGTCGGCTTTCAGGACTACGCCATCCACCGTCTGCAGTCCGCTCAGGGTGATGCTCGCGGTAGTCGCCACACGCACCGACTGCTTGTAATCCAGCCGATTCAGCGCCGTGACGATGGAGTTATCCACATACTCCCGAGTCGCCAGCACCACGCTCGGATCGATCTTCAGCTCCACCGAAGCAGCATTGCTGACGATCAGCACGATGCGTACGGTCTGGGTCCGGCCGCTGCCTTCGGCCAGTTGCGGTTTATAGGAGGGCGCGCAGTTGGCGTAGGCGATCAGCGCGCCGGCTTCGTCGTACAGGCCCATCTCGCGGATCCACCAGCCGCCCACATCTTCGGGGATGACCTGTTCGGCGATGATCTGCGAGCTGTTCGCCGGGTCCACGCTCAGGCGGTTCAGCGGCGCGCGGCGGACTTCGTTGACCAGCTGCGTGCGGCTGGCGTCGGGGGTCGGCACGTTGCCGCCGCCGTCGCCCAGGGCGAACTGGGTGATTTTCAGGGTAGTGCCCAGCGCGGTGGCATTCGCCAGCTTGCCGGCACCGATCGTGGTGAGAAGTGCGTAGTAGGTTACGGCCATGGGTAGACGCTCAAGCTATCGATGGTGTGCTCCCGTCCCGGCAAGCCGTAGCTGCCGAGTGCTTCGATCACATCCGGGAGGTAGGGGTAGACGGTGACGATGTCGCCGTCGTATTGCCCGGAGCCGACGGTGATCCGCCCCTGGGATTCCAGGCTGATATCCAGCCCGATGAGGTGCCGCGTGAGCGGTTTGGCGTCTTCGATCAGACGCTCCACCTCCTGGTACATTTCTTCGCTGATGCCGCTGTCGAGCACACCGATGCGCAGGCGAAAGGTGCCCGGCTCGCCCATGGGCGTGCCCTGCCACCACTCGATGATCTCGATCAGGTAGCCCAGCGGTTCGATCACCCGCCGCAGCGCGGCGATGGTTCCCTTGTGCTGGTGGATGCGGAAGGCCGCGGCCACCGCCTTGCGCTTCACCGCCTCGCTCCAGGCCGGGTCCCAGCGGTCCACCGACCAGGCCCAGGCCAGGTAAGGCAACAGCGCGACAGGGCAGCGTTGCGGGTCCATCAGTTCGCGCAGCGGCACCGGCAGGTCGGCGACCTGCACATCAGCCAGGACGCGCTCCAGCGGTGTCGAATTGATCGGCAGCAGGCGGCTACTCATCGGAGCCACCGACACGGATCTGGTAGCCGCTGCAATACGCCGCCTGGGTGGAATCGAGCACCACGTCGGCCGCCGGCTTGGCCAGCTCGACGCGCTGCACACCCTCCACATGCAGGGCGGCGAACAGCGCGCTGCGGCGGATATCCCGGCCGATGCGGCGCTGGGTGGCGATATAGCCCTGCAGCGACGCTTCGGCAGCCTGCTGGATCAGCTCGGCCTCCGGCCCCGGGTAGATGTAGAGCACGGCATCGACCTGGTAAGGCACGATGGCGGCGGACTGCACCGTGAGACGGTCGCCTACCGGGCGCACATCCTCATCATTCAGCGCAGTGCGCACCGCCTGGAGCAGCTCCTCCGAGGCAGCACCATTGCCCTCCGACGACAGCACGCTGACCAGCGCTTGGCACGGCTGCGGACTGATCGCCGAGACATCGGCAATACGTCCATCGGCGCCGAGTGCAAAGGCCACGTAGGCATTGCGCGGGCCGGCCACCGACAACTGGTCGAAGGCCAACTGGGTGCGGTTGCGCAGCGAGTCGTCGCCCTCCAGCACGGCCGGCGTCGGCGGTGAAGTAGTCGCGTCCGCCTGCTGAATCACCAGGCGTTTGACGTTGTAGCCGGCGGCCAGTTGGTCGAGGTCGCCCTGGGTCGCATAGCCGAGCAGCACCGCACGGGCGGCGTCGTTGATCCGCGCGCGCAGCAGCAACTCGCGGTAAGCCGACAGCTCGAGCAGCTTGACCACCGGATCGGATTCCACCGCGGCATTCCAGCCCTCGCCCATGGCGCTGCGAAAGTCCGCCAGCAGCTCCTCGTAGAGCGTTTCGTAGTCGAGGCTCTCCACCACCTCGGGGGCGGGTAGCTGGGACAGGTCGATCAGGCTCATGCCGCCACCTCCAATCCGATTTCATCGCCCAGGTAGACGCCGCGCAGGCGCAGCGAAACGCCGCCGGCGACCACTGCCACGACCTGCACGGAACTCAGTCGCAGACGTGGCTCCCAGCGGCCGATAGCGCGGGCCACTTCGGCCTGTACCGCGCCCTTCCAGCCTTCGGTCACCGGCAGATCGACCATGCGCCGCAGGCGACTGCCGTACTCGGGGCGCATGCGCCGGCTGCCCAGCGGCGTGGTGAGAATGTCCTCGATGGATTGCTTGAGGTGCGCCAGCGCGCCGAGCGGCTGGCCGTTGCGTCGATCCATGCCGATCATGGCCGCGCCCTCCGCCGCTCAGTGTGCGCACGGGAAAAGTTGCCCATGGCAGGTCTCCAGAAATGCAAAGGCCCGCACTTGGCGGGCCCGGGTGGGAAGTCGATACGACTTCAATGGGTGTGGTGGTTGCTGTTGCCGGCGGTATCCATGATCGAGCCGGTACTGCTGATATTGCCGTTCACCGTCAGCGCGCCCTTGATGTTCACCGGCCCGCTCAGCTGGATACTGGCGGCGCTGACAGTCACCGCGCCGGGGTCGATCACCACCTGGGTGCCACCGACCTTCACCGTTGCACTACCGGCAGGCAGTTGCAGGTCGTAGCGATGCGCCTGCCAGTCGTAGCTCAGCACCGCGCCGTCGGGAAAATGCCAGCTCTCCACCTCGCCACGGTTGTTCGGCGGCGCCGATGCCGCGCCGAACAGCCCCGGTATGAAGGTGCCCATGGCGGCCGTGCCAGAAGGGCTGAGCAACACGCCCTGCTCGCCCAGACTCGGCGCACGCCAATGCCGGGCGACGCCGGCAGCCTGCGCGTGCCAGCGCACCCAGGCGCTGGTCCACTCGCCGGAACGCACCCGCACCCGTGCTGCCGCCAGGTCCACCGCCACCACCTCGCAAGGCATGACCAGCGCGGCGAGCATGCGGTCATGCTCGGCGCTGACGTAGTCCTGGTTCATTGCAGGGCTCCCGGATCGAAGTAGTCGTCCTCGTGGCCGGGGCCGGTCTCGGGGTCGAAGCCCAGCACCAGGCTTCCCGGTGGCTGGTCTTCCCACGGCCACTCGGTTTCACCCAGCAGCACCGGCTGTTGCCACTCCACCAGCCACACGCGGCAGGCCGCGAGCTGGGGATTGTCAAGTTCCGGCTGGGCCTGGATGAAGCTCACTGGCTCCAGCTCCAACCCCCAGTTCTGGGCGCGCAACAGCACCGCCAGCGCGGCGACATTGCGCAGCGCGAGCGCCTCGGCTTGCGCGTCGTCGTGCGCCACCAGGATGCGCGCCTGCAGCCGGCAGATCAGCACCGTCTGCCCATTGCCAGGGTCTCGCCCGGGCAGCAGGCCGGCGTACTCCAGCGCCAGCGCAGGAAGTGTCGCCGGTGCTTGCTTGAGTGGGCCACGCAGAAAGGCGCCGATCTCGGTCAATCGCGTGGATAGCGCCTGCTCCACCGTGTCGAGCAGCAGCGCAAGGGTCAAAGGTTGTTCGGACATGTCGTCTCCTTGAAGCA